CTGAATCGGATCCGGCTGGCCATCGCCCGCGCCCTGGTTGGCCAGGTCAATGACGATGGCGGCCTGCAGACCGTCCAGATCGGCATCCAGGCTGACGTCGGCCGCGACCAGGCCGAACGGTTTCAACAGTACGGCATGACCTCGGTGCCGCACCCCGGTGCCGAATGCGTGACCCTGTCCGTGGGCGGGAACACCGACCACCAGGCGGTGATCAGTGTCGATGATCGCCGCTACCGGATGCGCGGCCTGAAGACGGGTGAGATGGCCATATACGACGATCAGGGTATGTCGGTGCACCTGACCCGCGATGGCATCGTGATACGGGGCGCTGGCAAGCCCATGCGCCTGACAGATACCAGCGGCATCGAGCTGGATTCGGACGTGCATGTCACTCGCGGCCTGCGCGTCGACGGCGACCTGGTCTTGCGAGGCAGCAAGGCGACCCACAACGGCACAGACATCGGCCATCAGCACAAGCACGGCGCCGTGCAAAAGGGCAGCGACATTTCCGGCACGCCCGTCGCCTAGCCGGTAAACCTGTTTAATGGCACTGCCGGCCATGTTCCGCGAGACTGTGGAGCATGGACTTCTCCCTTTCCCTTGATCCCGAGTCCGGCCTGCTCGACATGAGCCTGGCCGGGGCGGATTTCGCCGGCGACGACACGCTGGTGACTGCGGTGATTCTCAGCTTGTGCACCGACCGCCTGGCGCACCCCCACGAAGTGGCGTCAGGTGAAGACCGCCGCGGTTGGTGGGCCGACGCCTACGCCTCGTCCCCCCAAGACAAGTTCGGTTGTCGCTGGTGGTTGCTCGCCCGAGAAAAGCAATTGCAATCCACGGTTCAGCGGGCTCGGGACTACGCCCTCGAGGCGCTGAAGTGGATGCAAGAAGACGGCCTAGTCACATCTGTGGGGGTGAGCGCCTTCGTTCCCCGGATGGGCTGGCTCGTCCTGCTTATCACGCTCGCCCTGAACCGCGTAGACCGCCGCTATCGATTTGAATGGAACGCCTCGACCCAGGCCTGGCGCCTGGCTGGCGAATCGTTCGCGCCCGCCGAGGTTTGACATGCCGGTTCCCCGCCCAACCCTTCCCAAGCTGATCGAGCAGCTGTCCTCGGAGATGGAGAGCCGCCTGCCTGGCATTCTTCCTCGGGCTCGCCGCAGCCTGGCTGGCGTTCTAGTGCGCGTATTCTCCGGCGGCCTGGATGCCCTTTACAAGTTCCTCGAGCGGGTGTTTAAGCAAGCCTGGCCCGACCAGTGTGACGAGGACGAGCTGCCTACTCACGGGGCGCGGTGGGGCGTCCTGCAGAAGACGGCGGCGCCGGCGACCGGGTTGCTTCTGATCGGCGGGGAAAACGGGGCATCGCTGATGGCCGGTTCTGTGTTCCAGCGTGCCGACGGCGTGCAGTTCACGGTCGACGTCGGCGTGATCATTGTGGGCGGCAGCGCCACGGTCGCCGTTACCGCTGACGAAGTCGGCCAGGCGGGCAACACTGCGGCCGGCGTTCAATTCACCCTCGCCAGCCCAGTGGTCGGCATCAGCAGTACCGCCGTCGCGTCGACTGAGATCTCCGGCGGCGCGGATGTCGAGCGCGCGGAATTGTTCCGCGCGCGCATCCTGGAGCGGATCCGCCGGCCGCCGCATGGTGGGGACAGTGATGACTATGTGGCCTGGGCGACGGAAATCCCTGGCGTGACGCGCGCCTGGTGCACGCCCACTGGCATGGGCGCCGGCACGGTCGTCGTGCGTTTTGTCCGCGACGACGATGATGACCCGATTCCCGATTCAGGCGAGAGAGAAGCAGTCCGGGCGCATATTGAGGCACAGCGCCCTGTCACAGCCGAGCTCTTCGTTCCGCCGACGGTGGCCAAGCCGGTTGCGTACGTGATTTCGAACCTGGAACCGGACACGGCTGAAATCCGCGCTGCTGTTGTCGCGGAGCTCAAGGACATGCACATCCGCGACGCGATTCCCGGCGGCACGCTGCTGCGTACCCATATGTCGGAGGCGATCTCGATCGCTACTGGTGAGCACGACCACGTCTTGGTGTCCCCGGCCGGCAATGTGACCTGCCTGCCAGGCGAGCTGGCCACGTTCGGGGGAGTCACGTGGGCGTGAGAAGCGTAGAAGCCTGGCGCGAAGCGCTCCTGGCACTGCTGCCACCCGGAGCCATGTTCAACCGCCAGCCGGGCGGCGTGCTTGTTCGCGTACTGGAGGCGTTTGGCGCCTCGATGCGCGCCGTCGAGCGGCTGGCGGTGTCGTTGGTGGCTCAGTTCGACCCCTTGCTTGCCGACGAGCTGTTGGATGACTGGGAGCGGCTTTACGACCTGCCGGACAAATGCCTCGATGCCCCTGTGGGTAATGAGCAGCGACGTCTGCGCGTCAACATGCGCCGGCTCATGCTCGGCGGGGCCAATCCAGAGTACTTCCGGCAGATGGTCATCGGCCTGGGCTATCCCGACGCACGAATCGACGAGTTCCGCCCGTTTCGGGCCACCAGCAAGTGCACTGCAGCGATCAACCAAGGCGGTTGGCGTTTCGCCTGGCGGGTCAACGTCGTGGCGTCGGCCAATGTTGTTCAGGCCACCGCGAACAGCAAATGTACGGCGCCGCTGCGGGCCTGGGGCGATCCTGGCCTGCATTGTCTTCTATCACGCTACAAGCCCGCGCACACCGTCGTGCTGGTCGCGTATGTAGATTCCCTTTGATTCCCAACTTCTAGGTGTGCTATGCGACGAATAGCTACTGCCACACGGCATCTGAACAAATTTGGCCCCGGCCGCGATGGTTTCGCCAACGGCGACCCGATACTAGGAGTCCCTGCGACCGATCTTGAAGCTGAGTGGTTTGACGCTCTCCAAGAAGAGATCGCGACGCTCATTGAAGCCGCGGGGCTTGAACTCAATCCGGCCAATCACATGCAGCTCCGTCAAGCGCTGCATGTCATATTTGCCTCACTGGACTCACCAGAATTCGTCGGCATACCGAAAGCGCCGACGCCGGGTACGGGAGACAATTCCAACAGGTTGGCTACTACCGCATTTGTCTCGCGCATTCTCGGTTCGTTTCCCATGATGTTCTCTATCGTCGACGTTCCGACAGTTAACAAGGGGCCGATCATGATTGCTGAGGCCGGCGAGATGTGGCTTTGGGTAAAGACTGCGTACTACGAGGGCTATCGTTCTCCGTCGTGCGGTCGACCAATGATCGGTCATACGCCGGCGCCGCTTATCAACGAGGTCGACGCGACCGGCGGGTTGCTCACAAAAGCTGCTTACCCAGCGCTCTGGGGGTATGCGCGGGAAGCAGGCCTCGTGGTTTCTCAGGCGGTCTGGGCTGCGAACGTCGGCGCGTACTACTTCGTCGACGCAAGCAGCACGCAATTCCGTGTGCCGGACTTGCGGGACATGCACATGCGATTTACGGGCACCTCGGCCGAGGGTGGCCCGCGAACGCTCGGCACAAAGCAAATGGACGCCGGCCAGCGTCTGCAAGGCGTGTTGGGCGCGCCGCAGGAGATAGGCATCAACGGCGTGTTTGCCGCACTTCCAGGCACTGCTTCGCAGTTTGCCGGAAGCCAGACCAACGCACAGGCGTTTTCGCAAGTCCAGCTCGACACTGCACGTACAGCGCGAGTGTCGAGCGAGACGCGCGGCATCAACGTCGCCTTCCATCCTCGCATTCACATCTAAGATCTAAGGAGCCTCGTATGCACAAGCACATCACCGTTTACCAGACTGATCGTGATGGGATCTATCTCTATGAGACTGTCGCACACGAACTGGGTCTCGACGAGGACGTCTACAACGTGCCATACGGCGCCTACACCGAGTCGCCGCCGCCGGCACCAGCAGGTAGCGTTGCGCGTCGCGTCGGAGACGCGTGGGAGACTGTCGAGGACTACCGCGCGGTCGCGTTGTGGGTGGTCGCGACCAGGGCCCCTTATGGGCTAGGGGCAAAGGAGGTCGTGGCGGGGCAGGAACTTATCTATCCCGGTTGGGGGCCGCTGCCGACTTGGTTGACGGATATCGAACCGGAGCAAGCACGGTCAGAAGTCGCCGACGAGTAAAAGACGCGGCGGCGTGTCTGGCGCGGGAACGCCAGACACGCCCCGCACCAGCAATGAGACTGCCAGCTTGGCTAAGGCCGCGCCACCTGTGCACAGGCGCGCCAAGGCTACCATTTTGCAACGGATTTACAAAATGGCATCTCCCATTATTCCTTGGCTCGGCGGAAAGCGCCGCTTGGCAGATAGGCTCTTGCCGTACTTCCCGATCCACCAGTGCTACGTTGAGCCGTTCGCGGGTGGCGCTGCGATGTTCTTTCTTCGGCCCACCCCTGCTGATGCCGAGGTGCTGAACGACGTCAACGGCGAGCTGGTGAACCTCTACCGGGTGGTCAAGTGTCACCTCGAAGAGTTTGTGAGGCAGTTCAAATGGGCGCTCTCGTCGCGTCAGGTCTTCGAATGGCTGAAGGGCACACCGTCCCAGACCCTGACGGACATCCAGCGCGCCGCCCGGTTCTTTTACTTGCAGCACAGTGCGTTCGGTGGTCGCGTCGACGGACAGACCTACGGCACGGCCACGACCGCGCCGCCAGGGCTGAACCTGCTGCGCATCGAGGAAAACCTCTCAGCCGCTCATCTCAGGCTGGCCAGCGCATACATAGAGAACCTGCCCTGGAACGAGTGCATCCGTCGCTACGACCGGGTGCACACCTTCTTCTTCTGTGATCCGCCTTACTGGGAGACCGAAGGGTATGGCGTGCAGTTTGGCTGGGATCAATACGAGCTGCTCGCGGCGACGCTGGCCCAGTTGAAGGGGAAGGCCATCGTTACACTGAACGACCACCCGGCCATTCGGGAGCTGTTTAGCGCCTTTCCGATTGAGTCCACCGATATCGTCTATACCGTGGGCGGGGGTGCCGGCGCGCCGCGCCGGGAGTTGGTGATATTCAGTTGGGACGTGCACGCTGAACCTGCAGGGCTAGTGTGATCCCTGAGGCCAGCTGCTTTTTGTAATTAATTTGCTGGTGATGAAAATCAGCGATCATCCATTTATCTCAGTCCGAAGGTCGCAAATATCGCGCGCCGCTTCA